GTATAAATGAAACTAGCGGACTAGATGATATTGGTGCAGATATAGGAGTAGATAACACAGTAGACTATGGTATGCCTCAAGGTTCACCTGGACAATTAAATCCAGCGGCACCAAGTATAGATTTTAAAGGTGGAACTCTAATTCAAGACAGTCCAGATATGGATGATGGTATTGGATTGACTAGACAAGAATTATACGAGCAACAAGATACTAGTCTTACTGAAACATTAAAAAATAAATTTGGATCACTTCTCCCTGAAAATTTTAACGTAGGAACAGCTATAGGTAAAATTTTTGTAAATTCAATTGTTGGTAAACCCATAACTTTAGCTTTTGATATTGCAAAATCAATATTTGGCATGTTGCCCGAAGGTGGTCGTTCTGATTTATCTAACGTACTTGGTGAACAATATGGAATGGATGATATTGGTAGATTAACAGGTGGACCAATGGCTGGATATTCTGTTGATAGTGCTTTTGGTGATATAAGACAAGCTACCGTAGATAGAATTAATACGAGAAAAGAAAATAATTTAGACACAACAGAATTAGAACAATTTTTATCTGAAATTGATTATTTAGGTGGAGATCCTGTAGGAGCTAACACAGACATAGATATTGATACAGGTAATATTACAGGAGATGCTAGTGTTGCAGAAGATGCTCAAGATTTAAACCTTACAGAGGTAAAAGATGACATGGCAGATATTAACACAGGTGACGCGGGAATAGCAGAACAAATAGAAGCTGATAATAGAGCAGCAGAAGCACAGGCAGCCGCAGCAAGAGAAGCAGACATAGATGCAAATAGAGAAGCGGCGACAGACGCGCAGAACGAACACAATGCACAAAACGCTAGAGACGCGGCGGCAGCAGCTAATGCAGCGGCAAGACAACAAGCACTTGCAGATTTATATCAAGGTGGCGGCGGTGATGGCGGCGGCGGTGGCGGAAGCGGTGATGGAAATAGTCCTGGTGGTGGTGGAAGTTATTGTTTTGATCCGAGCACTCCTATTCAAATGGCTGATGGTTCAATTAAAGAAATTAAAAATATTCAATTAGGTGATGACACTAAAGGTGGCGAAGTTACAGGTGTATTCCAATTTAAAGCATCTGATGACATTCATAACTACAAAGGTGTTACAGTTGCAGGTGGTCACTATGTTAAAGAAAACAATGAATTTATAATGGTTAAAGATAGTCCATTGGCAATTAAAATAGATAAAATTCCAGTTGTGTATTCATTAGATACAGCTAACAGAAGAATCTTTATTAAAAATATTGAATTTGCAGATTACAATGGAGATGGCGTAGCTAAAAACTTCTTAAGTAATGCTGGTGTAACCCTAGAAGGTTTTGATAAAGAGGTGTTGAGACAAGTTCAACAAAGATTAATATAATGACTAAAGACGCTCTTCAAAAAATAGAATCCCACGAAAAACTTTGCCGTATCATGCAGAAACAAACCCACGATAAAATTTTAAAACTAGAACAACAAATTAATAGAGTAGAAAGTATTTTATTGGTGTCAGTGGGTACATTAGTTGCAGGTATGGCTAGTGTTATAGCAATGCTAATTGTGAAAATTTAAGCGCGTTACGCGTATATCCTATAATTTCTTATATCCAATCTTTTAACTCTTCACCCATAACTTTTGATGCAATATTAATTTTATTACGTAAAGCTTTTACAATTCTTTCATCAACTGTGTCTTTACATATTATATCAATATAAGTCATAGGATATTTTTGACCAATACGATCTATCCTAGCTTCCGATTGAGTTCTAAATTCTAAATTGTAACCATTAGAATAGTAAATCATATTACTAGCTGCAGTTAATGTAATACCAAAACCACCTGTTGCAGGGGTACCAACAAAAAATCTACACTTAGGATTGTCTTGAAATTTTTTAATATTATCTTGTCTCTCGTCTTTCGGTGTTAGGCCATAGTAATCAACCACAGAACCCTCGCCATACTCTTTAACTATAGCTTTTATAATTTGTGTAATGTCTTTTTGCCAATGTCCCCATATAACAACTTTACCCTCAATCTCACCTAACACATCAACTAGTTCTGTAATACGATTGTTAGGTATCTCTTGTGTTGAACCATCGTCTGCTGTAAAATGTCCGCACGTTATTTGTTGCAATCGCATAAGTTGGGTCATGACAGTTGTGGTACTAACCATCTTACCATTTAACACGGCAAGAGCTTTTTGTTTCATTTGTTGGTATAATTTTGTTTGGTCTGGACTTAATTGTACAATACGTTTGACAAAAGTTTTTTCAGGTAAATCTAAACAATCATCTTTTAATACTCTGTAAGAAAAAGGTTCTAATTTAGAAGAGAGCTCACCTAAATTATGGTAGCCAACAACAATCTGTACCGACCGACCATTAAAATTAGCGTTCTTCATAATTGCATATCTAGTTCTAAAACCATAATAAGATGCATGACCTAGTAACCATGGATCTAAAAACTGACACTGTGTGTATAAATCTAGTGGTGATTTAGTAACAGGAGAGCCTGTAAGTATTCTTCTATATTTAGAATGTTTAGCTAAACCTAAAATATTTTTAGTTCTTTTTGCAGTAGGATTTTTAATAGTTGTAGACTCATCAATTGCAATCAATGTGTTGTGGCAGCTTAAAAACTTACTAGCAAAGTCTACACCTTTTTTAGTAGAGAATGCCTCTACGTTCATAATTAAAATATGAAGTTCTTCTCCAGATTGAAACAATGTTTGTAATTTTTTATCTTGTGTTTTATTAATCATGGCTTGCCATAAAACCATTTTTTTATCTATGTGATCTACAAGGTGGGTGGGTATTTCAGAGTCGTGCCAATTTTGATAAACACCTTTAGGTGCAATAATTAAAAGACCATTAATTTTACCCTTATCATAAAGCATAGATACATTATCTATTAATACTTTAGATTTACCTGTACCCATTTCCATAAAATAGGCATAAGCTTCTTTGTTCCATGACTTTTCCAACGCCTTTAATTGATGTGCGTATGGCTTAGTTTTAAATTTATAATTAATCATTTTTATTTCGTCTTTCTATTTGACAAACTATACAAAAAGAAATAGAAGTCAACTATGAAAGAAAATATATCGCAAAATGAGCCTATTGTTTATTTGTTACAAGAGGTACCCGGTACTAAAATTGGTCGTCCAAAATATAATATTATTGGCGCTCAAAAATTTGGTGAGATAAAAGTTCTCTTACGTGAGGACACCCAAATTGTTAGGAGCCCGGGTCCGATAACTTATCAACTTAGAAGGTTACTAAAAGATTATACAGATAAAGATTATTTATTGTTATCTGGTGATCCAAAAGTAATTGGTCTAGCAATAGCGGTCGCATGTGATATTAACAATGGAAAGTACACTACGTTAACTTGGGATAGACAAGAGAAAATGTATTACCCGACCGAGTTCAACATACATGAAAGAGGAGAAATAAATGAGCAAGATAAATTATGAAGAAGACAGAGTACAATCAGTAACGCAAGCTGATGACGCTAAAACTTTATCTGATAAAGTTATAGAGTTAAAAAATTTAGAAGATGAAATTCAAAACGCAGAAGAAAGCGTTTCTAAATTAAAAGAAAAAGCGAAAACATTATCACAATTTGAAATACCAGTGATGATGGAAGAAATGCATATTACAAAATTAAAGCTGAAAGATGGTGAATCTGTAGAGATTAAAAAAATCTATGGTGCATCAATTCCTCCTCAACATCAGGAGCAAGCTTTTACATGGCTTCGAGAGAACGGCCTTGGTGATATTATTAAAAATGATATTACCGTTACCTTTGGCCGGGGCGAAGACAACAAGGCGAGCGAATACGCAACCCTTGCACAAGGTCAGGGGTTTGAACCCGTCCAGAAAATTGGCGTTCATCCCCAGACACTTAAAGCAGTAGTTAGAGAGCGTCTCGAAGCTGGACAAGAGATGCCCTCTGATTTATTCAAAACTTACGCAGGTAACAGTACAAAAATCACGAGGAGATAGATATGAGTGACGAGAAAAACGTAGCAGTAAAAGAAGAAGCAGGATTACCTTCATCAGTTTTGTTTGAAGATGATGCTGCATCTGGTTTTGAGAATGTAAAGACAAGTAGTTTGGCTTTACCCATCTTAAAACTTCTACAGAATGGTTCTGGAGAAGCACAAAAACGTAATCAAAATTATGTTGAAGGTGCAGATCCTGGAATGCTTTTAAATACAGTTACTAAAAAACTGTACAATGGAGCAGAAGGAGTAAAAGTTATTCCTTGCCATTACAAACTAGAGTATCAAGAATGGGCAGATTTTGGAACTGGTTCAGGTAGACCAGAAAACATTTTTGCCGATGGTTCTGATATTTTAGAACAAACAACCCAAGATGGCGGCGGTAAGGATAGACTAGAAAATGGTCATTATATTCTAACTGTTGGTCAGCACTATGTGTTGGTAGTTGGAGATGATGGGTCTGCAGAACAGGCTTTAATCTCTATGAGTTCATCGCAGGGTAAGATAAGCAGAAAATGGAACTCTATGATGATGTCCATTTCACTTGATGGAAAGAACGGTCCTTATACACCGCCATCATTTAGCCATTCTTATACTTTATCCACTGTTTTAAATTCGGGTAAAGGTAATCAATGGTATGGTTACAATATCGTCAAAGGCACTGCCGTTACAGATGCAAATATGTATGAGCGTGCAAAGAAATTTTACACTAGTTTAGCTAGCAAATAGTGTGGATAGTAGGCGGTCGATGGAGACGTAGACCGCCTATGCAACAGAGTGGATATGACAGAAGTAGAAAAATTTATAAATATATTTGAAGGCTTAAATAGTGCCTACGGTCAAACTGTCAAGACAGATCAGTTTAGCGAAAAAGGTAAACATAAAACTAAATCATTTACAATTAAAAATCCTGTAATTAAAAAATTATGGGCAGAACACCTAAAAGGCAGTGATCCAGGATTAGGTATTGTACCCATTAACCAAGAGAATAAATGCAAGTGGGGTTGCATAGATATTGATACCTATCCTTTTGATCATAAAAAATTTATAGCAAAACTAAAAGAAAAAAATATACCTATGATTGTGTGTCGATCTAAATCAGGTGGTGCACATGCTTTTATTTTTACCAAACAATTTGTACCCGCAGCTTTGATGAGAGCAAAATTAAAAATAATTGCATCAGCAGTAGGTTTTGCAGGGGCAGAGATATTTCCTAAACAAGACTATATTAGAGTAGACAGAGGCGACACAGGTAGTTTTTTAAATCTACCTTACCATGCGCACGAGAGAACTGTAAGGTATGCTTATGGTGTTGATGGTAATGTATTATCATTAGAAGAATTTTTTGAGGTGCATGAAAATACTGCACTAGATGAAGTAAAATTAAATGAATTAAAAATTAAAGCTGACAAAGAAAAGAAAGATGATTTTAAAGGTATGCCACCTTGTTTGATTACATTATTAAATGATGGTGTACCAGATGGTCAAAGAAACAATTGTATGTACAATGTTGGAGTCTATCTTAAAAAAAGATACCCAGACAAAGAAGAGTGGCAAGGACATATGTTTACTTACAACAAACAATTTATGGATCCACCACTAGATGCTAGTGAAATAAATACATTAATAGGGTCGGTAGAGGGTAAAGAATATCAATATAAATGTAAGGATGAACCTATACATAGTTTTTGTAATGCTAAAAAATGTGCACTACAAGAATTTGGTGTCGGAGATAATGCACCCACACCAGAGATATCAGAGATTAGAAAATATGATTCTGATCCACCAATATACTTTGCAACAATTGATGGTGAAAGTATTGAGGTAGACGATATTACATTGCATGATCCAGAAAAATTCTCGTTAGCTTGTATGAACCAGATAGGCAAACCTATGATGCCTGTAGCTAAACACTTGTGGCGTAGATTATTAATTAAATTATTTGCAAACTTAGAAATTATACCTGCACCAGATTCATCAAAATTAGATGTGCAGCTAAGAGAGATACTGGCAGATTATATAAATAAAACACCTGGTAAGGAATTAAAAGATGTGATGAGAGGTATTGCATTCACAGACACAGATGGTTTTACATATTTTAAATTTAAAGATTTTTGGAAGTTTTTATTAAAGACCAAATCATGGGCTGAAAAAACTTATCCTAAACAAAAAACAATGAGGTTTTTAGAGTCATTGTTTGAAGCAGTAGAAGATACATCTAAAAAAATAAATACAAAAACTGTAAGACTATTAAAAATGCCTACAGTTAAATTAGATAGACCTAACCCTAGAACAACGAAAGTAGAAAAATCACCATGGCTATAGTAAAGAAGATAATGGGACCACCAGGTACGGGTAAGACGTACAGACTAGTAAACCATTATTTAAAAAAAGAATTAGAAGAATATAAAACTAACCCAGAAAAAATTGCTTACATAACATTTAGTAGAGCTGCAGCAGAAGAGGCTGGAGAAAGAATTGAAGCATTGTTCCCAGATGCTAAGTTAAAATATATATCAACTATGCATGCTATGGGTATGAGACAGTCTAACATAGACGCTAACACACAGTTATTAACTGGTAAGAAGTGGAATAGATTTAAACAACAATATCTAGAATGGCAGAACGTGTCGTTTGAAACAACTGTTGATGCAGCAGGTAACCCTAGATATCAAAATACACATTTACAAATAATACAATACTCAAGATCTAAATTAATATCTATTGAGGATGCAACTGTAGAATTACAGAAACACCATGATATTGATGTGGATACCACAATACAATTAGAGACAGATTTAAAATCATTCAAAGAAGGAACTAATATGGTTGAATTCTATGACATGATTAACAAGTTTGTCGAGGAAGATCGATGTCCTCCACTCGATGTCATCTTTCTCGATGAAGCCCAAGACCTTAGTGCACATCAATGGAAATGTTTTGATTACATAAAATCAAAATGTAAGAGAGCTTACATAGCCGGTGATGATGACCAAACGATCTATGGGTTTCAAGGTGCAGATGCAGCTTGTTTTATGGCACAAGAAGGTGAGAGAGATGACCAAGAAATATCTCGCCGAGTACCTAGAAGCGTGCATCGAGAAGCTATAAAAATATTAAATAAACTTACCACTCGAATAGATAAAAAATGGATACCAAGAGATGCAGAAGGTAATGTTTTTAAGAACTATACTTTTGATGAGATTGATTTTTCTGCAGGTAAATGGATGATATTAGCTAGAACAAATAAACTTCTTATAAATATATCAGAACATTTTTATTCTCTGGGTATTAGATTTAAATCTAAAACAAATACTAGATTACCAAATACTGTAGTTGAGGCATATCAAGTTTGGACTCGATTAAATCAAGGAGCGTTTGTATCTGGAGAAGAAGCACAGACAGTGTACCAATACCTTGTGGTAAAGAAGGGACATGTAGCGAGAGGCTTCTCTGACGGTAAAAGTTTACAGAATGTAAAAAGTATTGATTTAGATAAATTAAAACAAGAGCATGGTTTATTAATACAAGGTGATTGGCAACAGTTACATATACCAGAACAGTATAAGGAATACATGCAAACTTTATTAGAACGAGGTGATGATTTAATGAAGAAACCAAATATAGAATTACTTACATTACATGGAGCAAAGGGTAAGGAGTGTGAGAATGTTTGTCTATTTCCAGATTACGGTACAGAAGGTCAAGATGAATTTATATATCGTAATGCATATGAAGACCCTGATCCAGAGCATAGATTATTTTTTGTAGGTACAACTAGAGCTAAAGAAAATTTATATTTAATGCAACCCACATCAGATTATTATTACACAATAGGAGAACCAATAGTATGACAGACGATCCGTATCTAAAACAAATTGCAGGAACACATTATATGAAAATGGCAATTCAACCTGCAGAATTTATTAATAAAAATAATTTACTTTTTGCAGAGGGTAATGCAATTAAATACATTTGTAGACATTCAGCAAAAGGAGGGATAGAAGATATAAATAAAGCAATACATTATTTAGAGATGATAAAAGAAAGAGACTATCCAAAAATAAAAGAAGAGGAAGTATAATAATGTTTGAAGCACCTACTGAATGGATAAGTCCAGAGTCATTCCCTGATTTAAAAGATTACAAGTATATAGCAATTGATTTAGAGACAAGAGATCCAGATTTAAAATCACGAGGTTCTGGTGCCATAATTGGTAATGGAGAGATTGTAGGCATAGCTGTGGCTGTAGAAGGTTGGTCTGGGTACTATTCTTTTGGACACTCAGAAGGTAATTTTTTTGATAAA